TTATGCCATTAGAAAGACCCATGCCTAAAGCATTTGCCAATGCTCCGTAAGCTGCATCTCTAGGATCTTTTTCACCTTTGAAAAATTGGACCATTTTATCCCCCTGCTCCAGGAAAACCACCGCCACCGCCTTGATTAGCTGCATATGCTGAAGCAATAGAAGTTAAAAAAGGAGCTAAAAATCCTGTGCTTCCTTGTTTCTCATGATATGCAAATGGCGAGTAATTCAATCCTAATTGTGATAAATTGCCAAATTGATTTTGTTGTCGTCCTGCTGCCTGTCCTTGCAATTGAGAAAATAATTGTGCAAGTTGAGATTGCAATCCCGTTGCTGCTCCCCCCAGAGCTTGACCAAATCCACTCGATGAAAGAGCTCCTTGACCCGCAAATCTCTCGGCAATTCCAGGAACAACTTGTTCATTAAATTGCTGTAAATAAGGTTGAGAAAATTGATTAAAAGCTTCTGGTCCTTTACCTAAAAGACTTTGATCATATTGATTAGCTTGATTAAGCCCCCCACCTTGACCCATCATCTGCTGTAAAAATTGAATAAGATCTTGGCCGCCGAATTGTTGTTGCGACTCTGTTCCAGTATCTCTTTTAGAAAGTGCTGGGCTATTTCCAAAAATCCAATCCATTATGCCTGGCATATATTACCTCTTAAGTTGTCTTTAAGTACTCCATAACCCATACAGCCCACGTCAAGGCATTTCCTGTATTGTTGATGATCGTAATAGTATTTGTCGAGTCCGTATAAGTGATAGTTACATTTGGATCGCTGGGAAAATATGAAACTCCAGTTGTGTCTACACATCCTCCAAAACCATGAACAGGAAAGAGAAAACCATTTATTGCAGGGGGTTGAGTAGATGTGGTCAATACAATATTCGTTGTTCCATTTGGGATATTTCCTGCATTTAAAGCCACAAGATCAAAGGTTGTGCGATATCCATTCCTATTTTGTTGGGGATCAGATCCAAACCACTGTTGAAAACTAGCGTTCTCTTGAAGAAGAAAAAGTCCGCTTTCTTTTGTGTTCACTGCATTTGCTATACGTCGTATATAAAGCATCAGATTTGATTGAAAACCAGATTCCGCTGGGTTGATATCAAATGAAACTGGAAGTTGATTTGTGTTAAGACTTGGATCGCTAGAAAATGTCATGTAAATCCGCTTTACAATTTAGTTTATCAATCGTCCGCCCTCTTTCATCCAAAGAGTCATTGCATTCAATTCCATAGAGCTTTGATGTGTTGCTAGCTGGTTCATTAATGTATCGTCATAGGTCAAAGCTACACGTAAATATTGGCCGAACTGTGTGCTGTAAAATCTGAACCATGCATATTGAGAACCTGTTTGGTATGTCGTACCTAGAGAAGGAAGGACGTTAAATATTCCTCCAGTTACATAAGTCGAAAATCCTGTAGAGTCTACATTTAGAGTGAAATGATCAGCATCAACAACCGTGATTATATAATTGCCGCTATTCAATTGAGTCATACCCTGAACATTAGCAATGTAAATTAGATTTCCTGAGGTCAAACTATGATTTTTACACGTGATTTCACACGGATTTGCTTTGGTTGCATCATTGATAAAATTAGAAACCAAGGATGAATTCACAAGTAGTTCTTGATGCCCTCCAACATTTGCTTGCTCTCCTAGATAAGAGTTTACAAATAATTGAACCGTTACCGCTGGGATGGAAGGAATCGACTCATCTGAATCCATTTGAAAATCAATGAAAGATAGCTTAAATTGTTTACCTTTTGCTTGGTATGGGTTGAAATCTTTACCCACAATATTTATATCTAAAAGCAAAGCTACTTCCCCTCCTCCAATATATATAGGAGAGGAATTTATAGTTACTGCACTATAACTTAAACTTACTTGATCCCATAACCCTAAAGAAATGGTGTCCTCATCGATGACTGTCACATTATAGATCTTACTATTTATTCCAGGATCAGACCCTGACCAAAGAGCTCCTGTTAAATAGATTATCTCGCCATTTTGTAGATTATGAGTTGGAATTGTCAACGTAGCAGGGCTCACTGAATTATTTATATCTGCTATGAATAAAGAAGCGGCATACAGCGTCACTGAAGCTATTGGTGTTTCTGCTTCCTGATCTTCATAGACAAATACATATCCTAATTGATTCCCAGCGGCAATATAGGTAGTGAAATCTTGATCATCCGAACTATCCCAATATATTGATTCATCACTCCAAAATGTTGTAGTGCTATCCCATGTGATGCCGAATTGAAATTGTGTCGTTCCAAAGCATGTTATGGTATCTCTAAACTTTGCCCAGGAATTATTTCTATAATTAAATAAAAGTGTGGTATTTGGAAAAATTTGAGTGTCTTCTGATGTTGTTTTGTCTAAATAATTCCAGAAAACTACTTCTTTTTCAAAATCTCTTATCCCATGTACGAAATTTGGTCCGCTATTTTGAATCTCAAAACTGAAAGCTGTTTGAGGAATTTGCTCGTCAAGCCTAGCAACTTGTCCGGCATTTGCCTGAATAATTCCCCTGTCACTTACTGCCATTACACCTTGATCAAATATGATCGGACTAAATGTGCTTACAGCTCCATAGTCGGAGCTGATACGTTCAAATATGAATGGCAAACCATATTCACCGATGTATCTAAGCTGCCAAGTTGAATACTCAAAAAAAACAATTAGAGTATTCCTAAAAAAAGCAGCTGAAACAATTGATTCATTAGTCGGAGCGTCAAGAAATCCACCCTTCCCAAAAAGATCGGATCTCCAAGCATCTGAAGCTGTCGGATCTCCTACCTGGCTAAATCTGCATCTTGCAAAGAAATTCGATGCACTTCCAGTCCCACCTGAAGTAAGACCCTCCCATGTATTTAAAGCAAGAAGCCGTCCATAATATGGAATAACAATCAGTGCTTGAAAAAGTTTGCTTTGAGCTGCACTAGGAGGATTATCTGCAATAATAGGAGTTAGATCAGTCCAAGTAGAATTATTGTAATATCTTATGGGATCTGAAATATTGTTATTAGTGGTAAAGAAATATCGAATACTTGTGTTTGTTCCTTGGTAATTACAATACCAAAAGAACTGTTTGAAATCCCCCGTCCATACCGTGGGAGTAGTCGAAACCAATTCCTGAAATGCATTAGCCAAAAATTGATAGGAATATTTTGTATCAAAAAATATTGTATTGTCGATTCCATTTGTTAGGATATCTTGTTTGCATATACCCATTACAGGCAGGCCAGGATAATAAGAATATTCTAAGAGAGTGTCCCTAGGAGATCCAGCATTTGTGGTAATAGATATGATTCCTGTTTCATAATTTATCGTCCCGAAGTTACTTCCCGGGGATACATTGCTAATTAAATTTCCTAGTCCATTATCGGTAAAAATTCTTGTGGTTCCAGTTAATATTGTATAGACAACTGAACCTGGTTTTATACTAGCATTTGGTTCGGAATCATCAATACTTACGAAATTTCCACCGGATACATATGCTCCAAACCCTGCTGCACTCACTCCTATAGTGAAATTCGTTGAGTTAACTACTGTTATGGTAAATGTAGGACCATTATACCCAGTTGCACCCACCATATTAGATATAATTACTTTATCTCCATTTATTAAATTATGCGGATTTACTGTGGTTACCTGCCCAGGATTAGCATTATTAGCCGCTGAAATAGACCCTCTAGCTGATTCTAAGCGTCTATTCGATACAAATATTCCACCAGAAACATAAACACCAAATCCTGTAGCATCTGCTCCAATTGTAAAATTTGTTGCATCAACAACGGTTATTGTAAAAGTTGTATTGTTATATCCGGTGGCTCCAACAACATCAGAAATAATAACTTTATCGCCTGTGGATAGATTATGAGCATAAAATGTAGTTATTTGACCAGGATTTGAGTTGTCGGCATCTGAAATGTATCCGGTTACTGTCAGGATATTTATTTTGAATGGAGATGATGTCGTTGGGAAGAAACTGACTTCTGGAATATTCCTTTGTAAACGGCCGATTCCTACTGTGCCTTCTCTTTTTCTGGTTCTATCACGAAATACATAAGCATTTCTAAGTTCAGAAAAAGCTTGATCGGCAAGCATCAAAGGTTTTTTATCGGTTGTTAAACCGCCTCCAGGATACCCCCCAATAGTGATTTGATCAAATGATGACATCAGTTTCCTATCGCTGTCCAATAAAATCCTGTATAGCTTCCACTTTGACCATTAAAATCAGCTGTGAATCCAGTTGGAGAAGGAGATCCGCTTCTTACAGATAAAACGTTATCTGAAGAAGAAGAACCGCCCACTTTTGTAATGAGCGTCACACTGACATTAAAACATGCCGTCGGGAAATTTACATTTGCTCCATTAAATAATACCGGAATTACTTGATTCAATGATGGTCATATCTGCCAACTTCTGACCC